CACCTATCCACACAAAGCACAAAAAAATCTGGTAAAACTAAAGAGACAGAAACAGACAAGGACTAAATATTATGGCAACTTCAGTTTACTTAAGCTCACCAGCGCTAACTATTAACGCCGTAAATCTTACGGACCAGGCTACGAGTGCCGTGCTTACGTACTCATTAGAGCAGCTAGAGACAACTAGCTTCGGGGATATTGCCCGCAAGTACGGCGCAGGTTCAATAACTTCATTACAAAATAACACTTTTGAAGTAACGCTTTATCAAAGTTATGAAGCGTCAGAAACTGAAGCAACGATTTACGGTTTGGTTGGAATTAACAACTGCACTATTACAGTCTCGCCAACAGCTGCAGGACTTGTAACGCCTACGGCTACTTCGCCTAAATATACGCTTACAGGTACTTACTTAGAAAGCCACACGCCAATTAACGCAAGCTTGGGCGAACTGTCGACCATTACGCTTACGTTTACTGGCGGCGTACTTACTAAAGCCGTCGCATAATGGCGCGGCTTTGGCCGCTGAGAACTAATAAAACAAGCAACACTAATAGAGTGCTGCCCTACGAAAGGCAAATATGCAATTAACACTAAAAGCCGTATTCAAAGACGGCAACAGTTACGAAGTACAAACTAATTTAATGACTATAGTTTTATGGGAAAGAAAATATAAGCGTAAAGCGTCAGACATAGCTAACGGTATAGGCGTAGAAGATTTGGCTTATATGTGTTATGAAGCCAGCCGCTTAAACGCAATTACTGTGCCAGCTTCGCTAGACGCTTTTATTAACAGTCTTGTAAACATTGAAGTAGTTGAACAGGCCGCCGATTTAAAAGCCGACCAGGCACAGTAAGTTATCTTATGGCCGAACTGTTAGTAACTTGCCACTACTGGCCTAACCATATTGAATTTGGCATAACCGATTTGTATACAGTCGTAGACATATTAAACAAACAGAATAAAACTTATGTCTGACCCTAAACTTGTTTTGCAAATAGACGGCATTAAAGAAACGTTGGCCGAATTAAACAAATTTGACAAGGTTTACAGACGGCAAGTAACCAAAGATATTAAAGGCGCTGGCGCGCCAATTATTGCAACAGCCCGCCAGCTAATAGGCGACGTCCCGCCTTTATCCGGTATGGTGCGCGGCAAACTTATTAAAGGCCGCGAAGTTTATTGGACTAACAAAACGGCTAAAGCCGGCCTAAAAATTAAAGTAGGTAGACGCGCTAGTAAAGGCGGCACAGTTCAATTTAAAGACAAATTCGACGCAGAAAATAACCCGCGTGAAAGCCATAGCGTAACTTTTAAAGCCAGGCCTTATCAACTTATGGTGGCGCAGCAAATGGACGCGGCAGGCGCAATATATGACCACGCAGGCATAAAAACAAAAAACACTAATTTTGTTAATAATCTAAATGTTGAAGTTGGTAGCCAGCCACGCGCCATAGACCCAGCAGTTCAGCAACATAGGGAAACCGTGCAATTTGCGGTTAAACGAATTGTGGACGAAGTAGCCAAAACCCTAAATAAAAAATTGAAGGTTCGCTATGGCAATTAACATACCGATTACTTCGACGTTTGACGATACAGGTTTAAACAAAGCCCAGCAAGCGTTAAAAGGTATTGGCGGGCCAGCTGGCAAATTAGGCGACATACTTAAAGCTTCGGTAGTGCCAGGCCTTATAGCGGCTGCTGGTTCGGTGCTTGTATTTACTAAAGGTTTAATGCCAGCTATTCAAGCGGCCAGCGATTTACAAGAAAACACAAGCAAAATAAAAGTAATTTTTGGCGACGCTGGTAAAGCTGTAACCGATTTTGCTAAAACTGCTGCGCGTGAAATTGGGCAAAGTCAAAACCAGGTTTTAGCGGCTGCTGGCACGTTTGGCACGTTTGGTAAAGCCGCTGGTTTAGCAGGCGACCAATTAGCGACGTTTACAACTGATTTTATTACGCTGTCTGCTGACCTAGCCAGTTTCAATAACACGACGCCAGACGAAGCCATTAACGCTATTGGGGCTGCGTTACGCGGCGAAGCTGAACCGTTAAGGCGTTTTGGCGTTTTGCTTAACGACGCAACACTAAAAAGCGCTGCATTAGAACTAGGCATATATAGCGGTAGCGGTGCATTGACAGCCCAGCAAAAGATTTTAGCTGCACAAAAAGTAATCTACGAACAAACAGGCGACGCGCAAGGCGACTTCGAGCGAACTTCAGACGGCCTAGCTAACCAGCAACGTATTTTAAGCGCACAATTTGAAAACGTTAAAACAAAAATAGGCGAATTGCTTTTACCTGTTTTTTCTACGTTAGTAAAGTTTTTAAACGACGAAGTACTACCAGCAGTTGACAGGGTTATAACAGCCTTTGGCGAACAGGGTTTAGGCAAAGGCCTTCAACAAGCTGTAGCCGAAACTGGTAGCGCCGGCGAAGGTTTAGTAAAGGCTTTCAAATTTATTGCTGTTAACGCCGCAAAAATGGCGAACGTCGTTTATAAATCAGTTCAAGTACTTATAGCGCAATTCCAATTTTTAACTGGCAACCCGTTAGACGCTATAAAAACTATGTCAAAAGTCTTTGACGATTTCATAGACATAGGCGCATTAGAAAAAAGCTTCGACAGTTTTGCCTACAAAGTAAGCGTTTTGCAAGGCGCGGTATTTAGCCAAAATCAAACAATTTTAGACGCCGAAAAACGTTTAGACAGTTTCGGTAACAAAGCTAAAAAAACTGCTAGCGAACTGGCAGGCGACGACGACGACGAAAAAACTTTAAGCGGCGCAGCAAAGAAAGTAAGCCAGGCAGTAAAAGACGCCGCTAAAGCTTTAGAAAAAGAAATGGGCGACGCGCTAGACGCAGCCAAAGACAGACTTAAAAAAGCCCAAGACGCGTTTAATGATTTTTACAAGTCAGTTAGCGACGTAATTAAAGGCGCTTTAGATTTTGGCGCAGCCTTTGAGGAAGGCGGCGAAGACGCAGGTTTAACGTTTTTTAGTGCGCTACAAAAACAAGCCGACAAAGCTAAAGAGTTTGCAAACCTTGTAGAACAGCTATTAGCTACGGGCCTATCGCAGGAAGCTTTACAGCAGGTAATCGACGCGGGCATAGATAGCGGCGCAGCTATCGCCAAAGAACTTTTAAAGTCTGGTGAAAACGTTTTACGCGCTAACAAACTTGTAGAAGAAACAAACGCAATAGCCGAAGCTATCGGCAACTTGTCAGCAAGTAAATTTTATGCTGCTGGCGTATCTAACGCCCAACAATATTTAGCAGGCGTTGAAGCGGCTATGGCAATAGCGCAAGCCAAACTTGGTAAAAAAGGTATAAACCTTGCTGACGTTAAAGGCATTAGCAGCGGGTTTAATAACGCGATTAGCACAACGCCGACAATGACAGCGCCGACTATGCCTAGCGTTATACCGGTAGGCGCACCAACAGACAAAGGCCAGCCTTCAGGCAACGTAACCATAAACGTGAATAGTCAGTTGGCTACTAAAGGCGAAGTAGGCGAAGCTATTAACGACGCTTTGCGGGCCTATAACCGTCTTAGTGGCCCGTTGCAGTTGCAAATCGCGTAATGGCTGGCGTAGCTGTTGTCGGTTCGGGTAATTACGAACTGTTTATAGACACGGGTTTTATTCAAGACGGCTTTACACTTGACGACGCTACAGCGGGCGTTTTAGATAATACGCAATACGTTTTAGACGGTACTACTAACTTTGCACCAGTTTTAGACGGTTGCATAAATGTACGGGTTAAACGTGGCCGCGAGGACGTCGGCGACCAATTCGGCGCTGGCACTATGTCTTTTACTCTTAGCGATACCAGCGGCATATTTAACCCGTTTGACGAGAACAGCCCATATTTTGACACGGCTTTAGCGCAGCCAGGTTTAGCGCCTATGCGTAAAGTCGAATTAGTGCGCTACGACAGCACCAACGCAGCCGAATATCTTTTTAGAGGTTACGTTATAAATTATAATTATAATTTCGGTTTAGGAATTTTAGATACGGTTACGGTTTTTTGCGCTGACGATTTCTATTTGTTAAGCCAAACATTTTTAGACGAATACAACGTAAGCGAAGAATTAACTAACGTACGTTTAGAAGCTGTTTTAGATTTACCAGAAGTCAATTTTCCAGCAGCGGCCCGCAATATTTCGACAGGTACACAAACGTTAGGCGGCGCGTCTGCCTTTACCGTCCCGCAAGGGGTTAACGCTTTATCGTATTGCAGCCAAATTAACGAAGCCGAACAAGGCCGCCTATTTATGTCGCGCGACGGCAACCTAACATTTCAGCCGCGCATAGGTAACACGCTTAGCGCTTCAGTAGCTGACTTTCACGATGACGGCACAAACATTAAATACAATGCTTTAGGCATAACGTTTGAAGCTGACCAGGTTATAAACCGTGCAGTAGTACAAATTTTAGGTAGCAATAACCCGCAAACAGCCGAGGACTTAGCCAGCCAAGCCAAATATTTTATACAAACTACAAGCATTACTAACAGTCTTTTACACAATAACACGGCAGCTGCTGACCTGGCCGACTATTTGTTAGAAGGCGAACCAGAAGCCCGCTATACGTCTGTTGGCACGTCGTTTAATATGTTGACTACAGCCCAGCGGGACGCGCTAGCCGTAGTCGATATAGGCGACACAATAACCATAGAAAAGACTTTCACCAGCGGGGTAGGCACTACCGAACTGGCGCAAGAATTAAGCGTAGAAGGTATCGAAATAGCTTTAGATTTAGGCACGGGCCATAGCGTTAAATTTTTTACTGCGCCTACAACTATTGTTTACGAACTAGTTTTAGACGACGCTATCTACGGCATACTAGACGCGTTAAACGTTTTGGGATAGTCTGAAAGGTACTTATGGCGATACAAGATTTTACAGCAGGCCAAGTTTTGACGGCTGCGCAAATGGATAGTTTGCAGGCGAACGATTACAACCAAACAGTTAGCACAAAGACTGCTAGTTACACACTTGTTGCAGCCGATAAAGGCACACGCGTTGTTATGAATAGCGCAAGCGCTACAACTATCACGGTCAATA